AACTGGCGTTTTTAAATTCTTATTAAAGTATTGAGTAACTACATTAACCTCAAATAGATTTTCAAATAATTTATTGACTTCATTCGTGCCTAATAAATTAATTGTTTTACTAAAAGATGCTTTACGTTGTTCGGGATTCCTTACATCCGCTAAATTGAAATTTAAACTAACAGGTATATTAACTCCGAAAGGAAAACTTAAAAAGCCGTCCGTTCCATTTGCACCATTTATATATAATTCAGTTCTTACCATTATATTCCTCTTTGTCTATTTTCTACTACTCCAGTATTCACAGTAACGTTGTATTGGAATAGTGATTCGTTCTCACTCTTAATCTCTTCGTAACCGTTGTTTGTGATTGTAACGGCTAATAAATCAGTTCCGTTATGTAACCAAACTTGAGGACTTGACCATAAATCATTTAATTGTCTGCTTTGCGTTTCCGTTATCCAATCCGTGTTTAATAAGATAGTTGATTCAATAGCAGTACTTACAATGTGATTTTCTCTATCCCATGTATTAGAGCCATATTCGCCTGTGGTTGTGTTTAATCGGTCAGCATTTAAAGTAACGGAATTTGTCTTTTTAGTAAAGTTGTTTTTAGATATTTTGTCAAAGTGAAAAAATAAAATGTTACCGTCCCTATCTAAATAATATAAAATGTTATCAGTGTATTTAGTGCAAATGTCTTTAATCACAATAGTGTAACGGTAAACAAATGTAGTTGCATCTTTGAAATTTACTCTAACAGTATCACCAACTTGAGCCGCTACGGTTGTAAACATTGCACTGTTTAATCTAACTACATACATTTCATAAATATCACTTTGCGCTGGTATTGATGCAACGGTTATTGTGTCAATAGTTTCTAAAACTCCAGTCCCTTCATTTGGTCGTCTTAATTCAATAACTAAATTATCAATAGTACTAGCATTAATAAAATGCAAATACATGTCTCTATCTAAAGTCAATCTATTATCGGGTGTTATTGTCGTTGCTGTTTTAGATAAAAAGTATTTACCAGTTGTTTGCCCAAATAAATAGTCTTCAAAATTGTAGTTTCTAAAATCAGCATCCGTTAAACAAGCATCAAAAGCATTGTAATTAGTTGTTGTAATGTCTTCAATTTCACCCGAATAATACTCTGAAATTGTAACCTCAACTTCAACTGTTTTACCAATAGCTAACTCAATCGGACTTGTTAAATCTAATTCGGGGTTAAAATAATGCTCAATAAAGTTTTGTACCCATTCTTTAACGTCAACAACTAACCAACCGTCGGGGCGTGGTAAATATTGCTTTATGCTTGACGTACCATTAATGCCAACATTAACAATATACTTAAAGCCTGGTCTATCTATTTCGTCAGATAATACAGTAAATATTTGATTGTTATAAGCTGGTGTTAATTCCTGTGGTCTTTTATATAGTGTTAATGCCATTACTTTACTGCTTGTTGAATATCTATTGTTACCTCTGTATTTATTAGTTTTGCTATGTCCTCTTTTAGTTTATCAATCCGTCCGTCTTTAATTACCTCATCAAAAAAGTGATTGCCCTCATAACCTTCTTTATGTATCTTATTAGCTATTGCATAAGCCATTTGCTCTATTGCTTCGTCCCTTGTTTGTTGCTTATACGCTTTCTTTACTTTTTTACTATTTAAACTTTTTGCTTTAGTTTCTTTACGTTTTGATATTTCAACTTTTAACTTCCTTGTTTTTATCCACCTTATTAAATTTTTTCTAACCGAGCCGTCACCACTATTTTCAGTTGGACTTCTGCCACTATTAACAGCATCCCAATAGTCATTCATTTCTAATTTAAAGTATAAATTACCACTTTCAAATTTAGTCGATGGCTTTACACTTCTATCTAAATTGCTAATTAACGCTCTATCTCTTTGCTTATCTTTTAACGATTTGCGAAGGTCATTAGTTAGCTTTAAACCAAACTCATTTAATAAATCTCTTATGCCATTATCTATTGCCATTCAATGCTATTTCAAATTTGCCTTTATCTTTTAAGTAGGCTAACTTATTGTAATATCTTACTACGCTCCATTCAAATATTTGGTCTTCGTTTAGATTAGTATCTTTAACTACTAAACCTACTGAGTACTCCCAACTCCACCGTTCAAAAAAGTCTGAAACTCTAAGTCTGCCATCATCTCCTTTTGTATCTCCGCTATTGTTTCCGTTGCCTTCACTAAAGAGTCCGCTAAAACTTTTGTGTAATTTGTCAAAGTTTTTGAATAAAAAAAAACAGCCCCTAAAGATTCGCTTAGTTTTGATTGCCTAAATAAATCTACATTTCGTTGATGGTTGTTTGAATTATATAACCATTTACCGTTTTCATATTCTTGATGACAAACAGCCATAAGTTCAGGTAAACAATTAATATAGTTGTTGTCACTATTCTTAACCATTTCCTTCCAATCCTTTTCCTGTGCTATATTATATTCGTGTATCTCTTTAATGTACCTAAACTTAATGCCGCCTAACTTTATCTCTTTTGGAGTTTCAATCTGAGTTATAGGCTGTGTTAAAAAAACTGCATCCATTAACGTATTATAGACCTCTGTTGCGTTTAAACTTTCAATATAGTCTACTGACTTACCACTCAAAATTGATAGCCTTAAAACAGCCCTATCTAATTTATCCAAAGTATCATTGCTTTTCAATTCCTCTAATTTTTGGAATTGGTCAACTGTTAAATCTTCGTATCGTTTAGGTATTTTCATTATAATAATATAGTAATTTATTTGAGTTTTACATTTATTGAATAAAGAATGTTGACTTTTTAAGTCGGTTTAAAGCTGGATATCTTAACATTCCATCAATAGCATGATTATAATTATCTATTGGCTGGCTTGTTGGTTTACCGTCTTTATCAGTAACCCATTTATAATTCCTTAACTCTTTTATCAAATTAATGCTAGACTTCGTTACATTCAATTTAAACGCTTGTAAAGTATCAATTGAGTTCCTTATACTATCCGCTCCTTTTTTAGCCCCTTCAACTCTAAAACCAGCCCTTCTTAAATCCTCTATGCTTTTAGGCTCTGCACTATCCGCTATAATAATTTGATGTCTTTGTACTCCTAACTCTTTTAATTTATCTATAATATCAGAATTGGTTAATTTAGTTTGATATATTAATTCGTCAAACCATAGTTCTCCATTGTATCTATAAACAGAACCAAAAGCCGTAGGGTCATTCGTGAACCCAAAATCAAGTCCATAGCAAATAAATTCAGCATCCGTTGGTATTGCATCACATTGCGGCCAATTTTCAAAGACTGTGCCTTGTAAACTTCCTATTTCACCATCAACATAAACTCGACACCAATTTTTCCAATAGTCAGACGTTTTAGCTTTCTCTATTTTTATTTGTAAGTCCTCTAAAGTTTCAGGTGGTATGGCTTCATTATCTTTGTAAGTCAATAAAAGAAACTCGGCATTGTGTTCGGGCATTACTTCGGTATGCGCCCAAAATTCATTGTCAGGGTTAAAGTCAATCCACGTTTGTTTTGAGCGTATCATTAAAGCATCCGCTATCTCAAAACTAATATGATTAGCTTCATTTAAAAATAACACGTCACGTTTACCGCTTGCCTTTGCTTTACCTACACTATCAAAAGATTTGAATTGAATTATTGTACCATTAGCAAAAGTATATTCCATCGGGTTACCTATCCAATGACTTTCAATCCATCGGTTAGTTTCAAACATTATATCTTTAAATATCTTAACCGCTCCATCTTTAACAGCTGGTATTGATTCGGCTACTATTGTAATTCTTTGACGTGGATTTTTAGTCGCATAGTCAATCAGTATTGGAATTATTCCATAAGTTTTACCAGAACTTGTACCGCCTTGTATAACTCGCTTTCGCTTAGTCATAGCCATCATTTTATTTATGGCGGTTGTTCTTTTAAACATTAGTCTTTAGGGAATAATGGTTGCTCAATATTAGTTTGCTCAATACTTTCTTTTAAGCCATTTAAACGCTGTGTGATACTTGGATTGTATTGCCCTACCATACCGCCTTCTATTTGGTCACGTCTTATAACTTCCCTTATGTGCGAACAGATAGTAATATATTCGTTATATCTTTTATCAGGATTATCAAAATATTGCTTAACACATCCTATTTTATCATAACAATAAACTCTAAAACCTTCTATTGTTAAAGGTCGTTCTAATAACTCATAATCACTTGTACCGTCTTTACCGACAAATACGTGTTTTTTACGTGGATTTGTTTTGCACTCGTTTTTATAGTCCTCAAATAATTGTGCCATTACTTCAGGAGTTTCAATATATTTATGCTTTGCCATTATTCCAAAAATTTATATGTTCGTATTCGTCTTGCATCTTAAGAATTATTATCTCTTTTTATATTCCATTCCATAAAATCGTTAATTTCTTGAATTGAATTTGTTATAAATGTAGATTTTTTATACATACCACTAAAACCTTTTACATCTAATTCTTTCCAATAATTCAATCTAAAAATTACCCTATCAATCCAACTCATTTTAATTTCTCTACGACATAAAATATATTTGTTATCTTTTTTGAATTCATTAATTATAAAAATTAGATATTCATATTTTTTACTAAATTTATTATGATTTAATTCCATCAGTTCATTATATAAATAAAAGTTTTCTTTAATATTGCCGAATTAAAGTAATTTATTCTAAACGGTTGGTGGGGCAATTCCCTCATTGATATGCGTTCCTTCATAAGTAATTGAAATCATTAAAATATTATTGGTATAAAGTATTTGCCTTTCAATCGGTTTATACTTCTTTACATTTAGTTTTAGATTCTTTTCGCATTCTTTACCAACTCTTAAGCGTTCCTTTGGAGTAGGCTCGGTTTCGTAATCGAATGTATATTTAGCTTTAAATGGCATATTGTTTATTTTAAAAATTCATTAAAAACCCTATCGTAAAATCTTTCTCCGTTATTATCGGATGTGCTTGAAATATCTTTTAACCTATTAACTACTTTATAAGTTCCAAGTTTATAAGAACAAAAGCATAACATAATTATTAATATTAAAATAGATAACATTACTTTTTACTTTTAGGTTTAACTTCCTCACTTTGATTAAGATACGCTAATATAATTTTAAACGCATCTTTGTAAATGTTTACACACGTTGAACATTCAACAAGCGTTTCCACTGTTGCATCAATACTATGATACGCTGCTAATATTTCTTTAACATTATCATTTGAACTGTCGGGGCGGATTAAATCATGTGCTACGGCATAAATAAAATCCCTTTGTTTTAATAGTATATCTC